TTTATTATTACCAGTAGTCAAGCCAAAAGTGGCCAGTGCACCCGTAAACACACTTGCCACGAACGTGATATCTGAGTTACCAGATTTCTTAACCATTGGTATTTCTACATAATTTAAAGTTATAATAAATCCAGACCAAACCACAACGCCAAGTCTGACGAATGTTCCGAGAATCTGGATTTGGGCTTCTTGGTCCTCTATTCCGTCTTTAAGTTTTCGGATGAGTCCTTTTTTTTCTTCCGGTTTTCTTTCCATTTGTTGACCTTAGCTTGTAATTGCTTTTGGACTTTCTTTTTAATTGGTTCAAATAATGATTGAGTAACAGAGGTAGTTGCTACTGCCACTATTGCTGTTGTTACAGCTGTTACCACTACCGCTGTTTCCGGTATTGGCATTTGTATATCTATTATAGGTATTTTTAAACTTGGTGGTTCAGGTTGTTCTGTTGTCTGTTCTGCTTCAGTCTCTTCAGGACGCTCTAAATCAGCTGGGGGTATAACCATAGGTTTATAGGCAGGAACGTCCGCTGTTGGCGGTCTGAAGTACATCTGAGGGATATCTAGAGCTTTGGGTAGGGTAGCTCTAGGTATATCTATCATTATTATCCTAAGAACCTAACACTAGCTTTTGTTCGACCTGCTTCTAAGTTTTTAGATGATCCTGTATTATGATAAATGTGTAATGTAATGTAATCATTTACATCTAAATCAATAATTGCACTTCTACTATGACCTCTAGTATCATCTCCATGATTAGACCATGCAGAAAATTGAGCATGAGGATTAGTACCGTTTACAAATATACCTGTATGTAATTGATTTACTTGTTCAGTAAACTGAACGTCTAAACATGCTAAATATTCACCAGCAACAGGAGCTGTAAATCTTTCATTACTTGCATTAAAAAAACTGTTTCTATTAACAATTTCAGTAGTCCAAGCAATGAGATACTCAGTAGTGTTAGCAACAACTATTTGTGAGTCGATACCTACCCTTGCATAAGGTGCATTAGGTGTTGTAGCATATCCAGAACTATCTAATACAATGTTAGCTGTACCTGAATTACTCCCGTGGGTAATATTCGTTGTTTTTATTGTACTCATTATGCTGCTCCTATTGCTGTAATACCAATTGAAGGTCTAAAGAATACTGAGGCTGTAGTTCCGTCATGTTTATAGGTTTCATTCAGCTTTCCATCTTGAGTAGCACTATAATCTCTTGCTTGTAATTTAAGAGTTTTAGCTGAACTCCAAGAAGCTTGCCTGCCTGTAGCTGTTACCGCAGAACCTCCAATATTTATACCCCATTTAAACTGCCATACACCTTCTAAATGATCTGCTGATAATGTATATCGAGAATCAGTAACTTCATCACTATCTATAAACATTTTAATATGTGCTTGAGGAGTAGAATCCACTCTCATACCACTAAATTGATATTCATAGATAACTTGAGTTGTACCTGATGGAGGTGTATAACTAATAACAGAACCTGCTACATCAACATAGGAGGTAGTTAGAGTCTGTGCATCAGCTTTAGTTTGTACAGTTACATTACCAGCTGATGTTGCTATGGTTGATCCATCACAAGGAGTAAAGAATTGCTCTAATATTTGAATTGACGACGGATAGGTACTTGTTTTTATTACACCATTACTAGAATCATCAGGCAAAGTAAGTGTTCTATCTGCACCACCAGCGGTACTAGCAGGAGCATCTATTGATACGCTCCCTGATGAGGAGCCGTTTAGTTTTAATGTCATGCTACTACCTCCATCAATGTTATATATCCTTTACCATTCTGTCCATTATTATTCAAATTTTTATTAATAGTTAAAGTTGGACTGGAACTTGATTGGTGATTAGCCATTTGTGTTTTATATGTAATAGCATTTGTTGTAGATGGAGAATCGACCATAGTCAAAGTATATCTACCAGCTGTTTGTACTGCACTTGGACCGTTAGCAGTAGATACTCCAAATCCTCCTCCTTCTGAACCATCTGCAGTATTCGGACCTTCTTCTATAACTGTAGAATCTCTAAGTAATCTTATACCTCCTCTTGCTTGGTCTGTACTTCTCTCAATATGCCAACTTTGACTAACTATTATTAATATTTTATTACTAGAACTAGCAGGAGTTATTGATGCGGATAATCCTGTATCAGCATAAGCTACTCCAGTTGTTGATGTAGTTGCTGAATGTTCTGCAGTTACAGTCTGAACAATAGAACCAGTTGGCATTGAAGCAGCTGTTAATCCTGCGGTTACTCCTGAAAGAGTACCGCTTCCATTAATTGTTATTGCCATTATACTATTGTCCAGGTTTCTCCATCGCCTATAGTAACCGTAACACCATTATTAATAGTGATCGGTCCTGCAGACATGGCATTGTAATTGTTTGTAATGGTATAATTCTGAGTTACTGTTTGACCATTTTCCCAGAATATCTTATCTGAACCAGCACCTGTAGCACCAGCTGCAGCATCTCCCCATGATATATCAGTACCATCGGATTTTAATACCTGATCAGCTGAACCTACTGTTAATACAGCAGGGTTACCAGAAGAATCACCATAAATGATCTTACCTCTAGCAATGCCTGCTAATTCATCAAGACCAACAGCATTATTTGCTATCTTAGCTTGAGTAATTTGGTCATCTGCTATATGAGCTGTATCTATACTACCATCTGTATAGTGTTCGGAATCAATAGCATCATCCGCTATCTTTGCACCTGTAACCGCATCAGCTGCTATATCAGCTGTTTTTACTTCACCATCCTTTATACCTAAAGAATTGATTTCTGTTAATGCCATTAGTCTGTCGCTTTAATTCCAATAAGGTGTGCCTTATAATCTGCTTTAACTTGAGTAGTCCAAGCAGTATTGCAAATTGCTTGAACATCTGCATCCTCACCTGATATATCTGTATCGACTAGATTATCACTATCATCTAAAGTACCAGGTAATAGTGTTTTTCTATGGAATGAGCGTGTAAGTTCTTTACCATCTTCTTTAATAACAGTAGCATTCCTTACTTGAATGATCCATTTATTAACGACTTCTATTTTGTCGTTTTCTTGTGTTTTCGTTAATGCCATAATTTAATTTGTTCTAAAGGTACAAGATAAATGTACTTCTCCAGCTGTACTTGCATTATTAGCTCCTGTTGCAGTTAAGGCTGCATTATCATTAACGTAGCCAATAGAAATAGCGTTATTGTTATTATTCATCCAACCTACTAATTGTTTATTACCATCAGTGTCATATCCAAAAGTATAGCCAATAGTTACAGCACATCTCATATCTGAAGAGTTAAATGTAGAGAAAGGTAATGCACCAATCCATACACCTCCACCTTGACCACCATTACCAGTCCAACTTAACTTCATATTACAAGTAACCATTTGACCAATTTTGACGTAGAAACCACTTTTACTTCCTCCGGTAAAATTATCATTTGTAGTTGGAGTGAAAGTGCCTTCTTCATAATCGTCCAAAGCGTTGGCTTCTGCGGAATCAGTTCCAAAGCATAAACCACCCTCATGCCTTAATAATAATTTCTGTGTTTCAGTTCCATTAATGTGTCGCATGAATTTCAAGTGACCACCATTTGGACCATCTTGGAATAAACCGTATCCATCAGTAGCGTTATTTTGCTCTAGTAATAATTGAGTAATATTAGTAGCTGGTTTTATGTGTAACTGAGCAAGAGGTGTCGTTTCTCCTATACCCATATATCCTGCCGAATCTATAGTAACTTCAGTACCATGACCACTTTTAGATATTTGTAGTGAATCAGTATAGTAAAGATAATTTACTGTAGAAGTATCTAGTTGCAACGAAGCACCAATAATCCCACCATTAGAATCCACACTTCCGCAAGTTAGTGCTTGACCAGCACCAAAGTCAGGATTTACTTTTGAACCAGCTATTGCTGCTGAGGCACTTATATTATCATTAGTAATAGTTCCATTTGCAATTTTAGCAGTTGTTACTTGATTATCTGCTATATGAGCAGTGTCTATACTATTATCTGTAATATGTTCTGAATCTATAGCATCGTCTGCGATCTTAGCTCCTGTTACTGCGTCACTAGCTAACTTAGCTGTAGTTACATTAGCATCAGCAAGCTTGGCTGTAGTTACAGCACCAGAGGCTATCTTAGCAGTAGTAACTGTACCGTCTCCTGGTGTAGGAATACTTACAGCAGAACCAGATTGAACTATAAAACAAGTCGATCCATTTGGAGGTGCTGTTGCAAATCTAATTGTATCAGAATCTGTTAGGTAGAAACCTTCTCCAGAACCACTCCAAGAGCCAGCATTTGGTTTTTGTACAACTCCATTTAATACAACCATTAACTGATTGATATTAGTAACACTAGCTGCACTACCAGAGTTAGTAGCTTCTTTTAAATCAAAGCTTGTATCACTTCCATCAAATGTAGCTGCTGTAGTTGTACCAGCATCAACAGGAACTAAGAATTTAAAGTCTCCAGTAGAGGTAACTTCTTTCCAAGCAGAAGCTGTACTATCATACACCTTCATCTTGTTAGCATTAGTATCCCATACCATATCTCCATCATCATTATTAGATGACGGTTCTCCAGCATGTATACGATACCTACTATTAAAATCGTTTATATCATCTGATAATTGTTTAACATCAGATTCAGACGCTAAGAGTTTATGATAATTATATACATTACTTGATCCAGTAGAGGTCACCATTAGACCATTTCCACTAGCTAGTGTTTCACTATAAAGACTAGAAGGGAAGTTATTAATAGTAACGTTATCAGATCCATTACCAGCTGTACGTGCAGTAGTAGAAGATCCACTTCCACTGACAACAATACCAGCTGCATCAGCAATTGATATTACAACCCCAGACGCTGGTTGAGTAGAAGGGAAATTATCTTCATCTGCTATAACTTCAAGACCACCAATAGGTGCTATCTGTGCAGCTACATAATCAACAACAGCTCCTGATGTAGGAATATGTGAGTCACTATCAGAGATAGTTGTTTGTTCACATCCTACTTTAGCAATCGTAATCGCATCATCAGCTATCTTCGCTGTAGTTACGTTAGCATCAGTAATCTTAGCTGTCGTAACAGCATTAGAAGCTACTTTAACGGCTGTAACTTGTCCATCTGCAATGTGTGCAGTATCAATAGATGCATCAGTATAGTGTTCTGAGTCTATAGCATCATCAGCTATTTTAGCACCTGTAACAGCATCTGCATTAATAGAATCAGTTACAACAGCATTAGCAGTAATCTTAGCTGTTGTTACTGCTCCAGTTGCTAGTTTAGCAGTTGTAATATTTGCATCAGCTATCTTTGCAGTTGTAACTTGACTATCAGCAATATGTGCTGTATCTATAGATCCATCTACATAATGCTCCGAATTTACAGCGTCGTCTGCTATTTTATCTCCATTAATAGCATCATTAGCTATACGTGCAGTAGTAACAGCGTTATCTGCTAAGTGTTCTTCCCGTACAGCATCATCAGCTATCTTATCTTCACTAATACAATCAGCAGCAAGCTTAGAATTATTTACAGCAGCATCAGCTATCAAGGCTGTAGTAACAGCTTGATCAGCTAAATGTTCTGTACGAACAGCATCATCAGCTATTTTATCTTGAGTTACGCAGTCAGCACCAAGTTTAGCAGTAGTAATTGCAGCTCCTGCTATTTTTGCTGTTGTTACATTACCGTCTGTAATCTTAATAGTTACAACTGAATCTGTTGCTAGTTTTGCTGTAGTTATTTGACCATCAGCAATATGTGCTGTGTCTATACTACCGTCTGTATAATGTTCTGAATCGATAGCATCATCGGCTATCTTTGCTCCAGTCACAGCATCTGCTGTTATCTTAGCTGTTGTAACTGCATTACTGGATATATGACTTGAATCTATACTTCCATCTACTAATTCAGAAGAATCAACAGAGTTAGCTGCTAACATTGTGGCTGTAACTGTTCCTGTATCTCCTGTTGTTACTACTGTTCCTGTTACGTTAGGAAGAGTAATTGTACGATCAGCAGTAGGATCAGTAACCGTAAGAGTGGTTTCATAAGCATCATCTGATGCACCTTCAAATATAATTGACTTAGCTTGACCCATTGTTAGGTCACCAGTCATTGTACCACCAGTAGATGAAAGCTTTTGTTCATCATACTCCATAGCTTTACGCATTAACTGGAGCTGGTTATTATTAAGGTCTGCAGCTGCAACCGAAGAACCTGGTGCGTAATCTGCTCTAGGTGTAGGAGCACCCATATCAGTTACAGGTCTTATTTCTATACTACCACTAGATAAATCAGCACCACCAATATGTATAGTCTTAGCTGATGTATCTACAGTATATTCTCTAGGTGAGGCAGATTCATTAATTGTAGAAGCTGTATATGTTAACGCTACTCCATCTAATAATGCTACAACTTCTGTACCTTTGAATACATCAAAACTCCCAGAGTAGCTAAATGTATTCGCAACTCCTGTATTTTGGGAGTATGTTTTTATTACTTTTGTATGTGCCATTTAGTTCTTAGGGAATTGTTCTACTGTTCTATTTGGAAAGCTAAGATCTAAGATTTCTTGTCTATTATCTCTAGTTTTAGCATTCTTACCATCTGTTTCTGATTTTAATAATTGTACTCTTTCATAACCTGGATGATCTGGTTGATTAATTTTAGCCCAAGCCTTAGCTCTAGCTTGATTCATCACATTATCTATAAGAGTATTATGAGGATATGTGTTTGGATCTAAATCCCAATTAGCAGGATTCTTACTATCTCTCTGCATATCTTCCATAGAATTTATTACATCTTTTCTTTTAGCAAGATAGGTTAATGCTTCTTCTACATTTTTAAACTTTTTAAATCCAACCGTAACTGGAACAGTACCTATAGCATTCTGGAAGTGTGCTCTGACATGAGCATCCTTAACAAAGGAATATCCACCATAAGCAAAGGTTGTAGATTTTAAATCATAATTACTATCTAATAAAAGACGTCTTCCAGGTGTATCATTTCTAATATCTAAACCAACTGGAGAAACAGCATTAAAAGATCTATGTATAATATTCCAATCTCTAATTGGTTTACCATTTAATATATCACTCTTCTCTGGTAACTTATCTTCTCCAGCTAAGAATTCAGAAGCTTGGTTTCTATTTCTAATAGAAGTCCACATATCAGAATTCAATTCTTTCATGTGTGGATTAACCCATTTACCAAATTCATTTCTTAAACCTGCAAGTGGTATACTATTATTTAATATATTAGCACCTGCTTTATCTAAGGCACCTGGTTTCATCTGTGCTATTTGCATCATCTGATCTAAACCAGACATATATGTTTTACCTGTCAAACCTCTACCTATAACAAATGCAGCAGCTTGTAAACGTTTCTCAGCCCACTCACTACCCATAAGTTCCATGTTATCACCAATATCAGCAATAGCAGAGAAAATAGTATTATAAGGTTCTAGTGTAGTATAATCAAAACCTACATCACCTATGTATACATGGTTAGGTTTCCATCCAGCATTGATCCAGTTTTGTCTTAGTTGTCTATCAGCAGGACCATTACCAGTTAACTGTCCAGCCATGTACATACCTGCAAAGGTTGTAACTGTAGCTGCACCAACTGCCTGTCTACCTGCAAATAGGTTTCTAGCATTAGCTAAATCATTAGCATTTTCAATGCCATACTTAAATAGAGGAGTGAAATCATCACCTGTATGTCTAAGTATATCTATTGATTCCTTATGTAACGCACCAAGTAATGGGGTATTTTTATATGTAAAGTTTAATCCATTAATACCTGTTCTAGCAAATAGATAGAAAGGTCTTACTAATGGCTTATCTTTTAATAAGTTATCTAACTCCTTAGACCAACCTGTTAATTCAGATGTTAATGTTACTTCTTTGAATTGTTTATTTAACCAAGAATCTTGACTTAAATCTAAATTACCATCAGCATCTAGAAGATTTTTATAATTAATATCTTCAGCTTGCTTCATAAGATCTGCAGAGAATTCAACATGATCTCTACCAGCAACTTCTAAAGCTTGCCTCATTCCTATTTCTTTTGATCTAGCTCTAGCTAATAACCATTTGAATGTATCATCAGTAGCTGCTAAAGCACGTGGAGACCAACTAAGTAGTTTATTATTATTAAGATTCCTAGCTATATTAGCCATATAGAATGCTGCTTTATCACCTGCAGTACCATTACGTTCTGTCCATTCACCAAATAAGTGCCAATTATTATCACCTCTACTCATAGGTTCAGAGTATCTAGTTCGAATATCAGCTATATCTGCATTGAATTTAGCTTTCCAATTCTTTCTAAACACTTCAGTTGCTTCTGGTATAAGTTCAAACATACCCTTCAGCTTTGCAATGGAAGCTTTTTGACTAGCTATATCACCAGTAAATGGTGTCCTTAGTGTAGCACCTGCAGCTTCATTGATCGCATTTAGATAAGCGTTAGTTGTTGTACCAAGTAAAGCTCTTAAAGGTGTTTTAGGACCACTCAAAATGCTATTTACCATAACACCTTGCAGTTCATGTATTAAAGCACCTGTCTTAACTTTCCCTTTAAATTCACCACCGCTAATCTTTTGCCTCATCCAAGCATCAAAGTCTTTCCAGTTATGGATATCATTAGATACTTTGAATACATCTAATACAGCTTCAGCTAGTTCATCAGAATCACTATCTTCCATTAACTGCATCATCAGCCGTACACCATCCATATTCTCTTGCTGAAGTTCTACAGTTCTCTTACCTACAATATCGTTTATCTCTTTAACCATATCTTCAGTTAACTCACCACCACCTTCTTTCATTTTCTTGGCAGCAAGATCCCAAGTGAATTGAGTTTTCTTTACTTGAGTTAAACCAGTAACAAGATTATCTGCAATCCTTCTCATTGGACCACCAGTAGCAAAGATGTCAGCTTTTCCTATCATTTCTCCAGCACCATTAGCTGTATCTCTAAGACTCTTTAAGAGGCTCATGTTAACAGCATCTTGTACTTGTAAGTTTTTAACTACAAAACCTTTGACATCATCTAATACTTCACCTGCTTTTATAGGTGTATCAGTAAAAGCTTTACCCCAAAACTCTTCAGGAGATAAACTAGAGGCATCTCTACCTAGAATCTGTTGAACTCTTTTAAGAGTATTTTTACCATAACCACCTAATGTACGTTGTAGTGGATTTAGTTCATCCAGTTGAGTTTTAAGATTAGGATTATTCCAATAAGCATCTAATTTCTGAGTCATCCATGGATCAGGTATACCACTCTTACTGAATTGAGCATTCTCTAATGGAGTAAGTAGTGCATCTGTAGACCCACCTTCCCATCCTATTGCACCATCAATTTCATCTAATTGATTATTAATTTCTAAAATATCTCCTCTAGCTGGAGCTATACCTTGACCAGCTTGGTTAGCACCATTTTTGAAATCACCATAAGTAGTATTTAAACTGGAATCAGACCATGGATCTTTTACCCAAGGACTAGATGGACCTTCTTCTCCTATACGTTGTTGAGATTTACCTGCTTCAATTTTATCTGCTAATTGCTGTTTCTTTACATTTAACCAATGTTTAGGATTTCTTAGTGGAGTAGTTTTATGTCTAGACCATGGGTTGATACTTGTATCTAATTGACTTAAATACTTATTAGCAACTCGGGCAGCTTCAGGTAAACCATGTCTTAAACCTTTACCCATTCCAAACAGTGCCATTTGAGCACCACCATCAAAGACAACTTCATCACCAATGTGAGCAATTTGTCTACCGAATGGTGTTTCTATGAAGTGAGAAGTTTGCATACCAAACATGCGATGCTCTGGATGAGCTTCAGCAAAACGTTTTAGCATGGTATTCTCATCATACATATTACCCATTCCTTTTTCTGAAAGGTCACGGAATGTAGCCAAGGGTACCGTTTCCACACCTACTGCTAAACCTGTAGTACCTATGAATGCTGCTGTTTTACCTACTAATGAAGTAGCTCCTAAAGTGGATGCACCGAGTGATGTACCACCAGTTGCTACAGCTGCGGCTGCAATTGGAGCACCATAGTATGTCATCTCATACATCATCTTATCACTCCAAACCCTATTGTTTGGATGATTTAATGCGTATCCTAATGACATTTCATTGTCATGTTTTAAAATAAAATCATCAGCTTTAGCATCATGTGATGCAAATGTATCTCCATCCCACCAAGTTCTTATATCGTTAGGATCGTGTTCACCTTGTTCTTTTTGTACACGATTAGCTTCTGCTAATTTCTCTGGAGCACTTAATACAACAGCAGCCAAATCAAATAAAGCTCCAGCTTGGCCTTGTCTAGTACTCTCTCCAGACTCTTTCATTAACTGGTCTGGACCTAACGCTTGTAAACGTCTAGTACCAGTAAATCTAGCCATGTTAGTATCAAGGGTTCCCCATCTTCCAGGGTTCTCTTCTATACCTGGTAAGATACCAAGATTACCTTTATACATCCAATGACGTAAGAAAGATTTACCACGTCTAGTAATTGATTTATTTTGTAATCCTTCTAACCATTTCTCTGTCATTATATCTTCTTCTTCTGGTGAGAGATTCTCTCTACTCATATCATGCCAATCAGAGATAGTAAATTTACCATCTTGATTTCTATCATATCTTTTAAGAAGTTCAGGATCATTACGAATTGTATTGATAGTATTGAGTTGGTTTTCTAAGTTTAGATCACCACCATTTTTTTCATAATCTTCCCAAAGTTTATGTTCTTTTTCAATATAACTCCAGTTTAGATTTTGAGTTCTTCTAATACCATCATTAAATAATTTACCTTCTCTATCTCTTAACATTTCTGTAGCTACATAACCATACTCATCCTCGCTATTTTTCATAGCAATGAAGCTTTGGTTATATTGTTTATTAGGATTACCCCAATCAAAAGGCTCTGGTTCATCAGAGACAACTTCTGTAGTAGCTTCAGCTGTAGGTTGTTCAGGTACACCTTCACTAGGTGCCTGTTGTTCAACCTGAGCTTGATTCTCCTCTTCTATTTGTACTGGTGTTCTCCAATCTTCTTCAGGATATGCCTGTTGAATTTCTTCAACTTGATCCTCATACCCTTCTACTTCCATAGTAGTATCTGTATTGGTAGAATTAGCAGGGTCAAAACTTAATTGATCCATTAATTACCTCCTAGATAATACGCTTGGTTTTCGGGTAAATCGAATCTTGATGGTCCCCCATTTCTATATAAATCTAAAGTTGTATTCATAATATAACGATTATTATAGATATTTGGGTAGTTCATTGCAGCAGAGACACGTTTAGCTGGAATCTTTACCCCATATCTATCAGGTACTTGATTCCCTTCTTCATCTACACCAGCTGCAAACTGTACAGAAGTAGGTCTTCTTCCACCATTTAAACCTTCATGTCCTGCAGCTTTAAGTTGAGCATCGACTATACCCCACCATCCACCTTCTCTGGCATTTCTACCACGTGCTAAACCTTTATAATAAGCTAAAGCACCGTCGTCCATATATAGACCTCTAGGACCATGCTTCTCTAAATTGTTCTTTATAGTAGTTATTTGACGATGCCCATAATCACCACCTATGATACCTGATGTTACAATATTAGGATCATTTAAGATCTCTTGTTTACCACTACGGATTCTAGCTACTCTAATATGCCCCGGTTTAAGTTCTTTTTCAATAGATTGTCCAGTTATAACATATTTACTACCTTCACCATTTGTTCTTATTTCAGTTAGAACACCCATTGAGTCAGGTACTGCTTCACCAGTTTCGGGATCTACAACTTGTTGAGCATGTAAAGCATGATGACTAGCTTGTTCTGATGAATATCCCATAGCAATATATTTATTATATTTCTGTGCATAATCAGCTTTAGCATTTGCCATAGCTTCTACATAAGCAGGACTTTTCTCATTACCTTTAATACCCATATTTGTAAATGCTGTATCAAGATGAGCTTTAATCTTCTTATCAGCATCATGAGCTTTAAGAGCTTCTTTTTCAATCTTAGTAGCTTTCTCTCTGAATTCTAAAGCAGCTTGAGGATGAAATGAATCTAATTGTTCATTAGATATATAACCATTTTGACTAGCCATAAGAGCTTCAATGAGTTGTTTGTCTTCTCTCTCATCTCTCATAGTAGCAGTTTCATAGTTAGTTACTGCTGAAGGTATAGGAAGACCTAATTTACCATATTCTCTCTTAATTTGATTTACTCTTGCAGTACTTAAACCTTCTGGATTTTCCCTAGCTTCTTGGATAAACTCATTTGTTAATTTAGTACCAGCTGACTCTAACCAATCACTTTCAGCATCTATTCCTTTTTTAATACCATCTTTAATTTTTAATCTTAAAGCAGACGCTTTACTTGGCCATTGTTGTGCATATGTAGTACCAGGTTTAGCACCTAATTTATGAGCTAATGAATCTGGCATTGGCTGATTTAAAATATTTGCAGCATGTTCTGGGTTATGGTTTGTTATACCTTCGGAAACTAAAATACTTTCGACTTGACTCCATGCACCACTATTACCTAAAAGATTACCACTTTTATCTACAGTATTACCAGTTATTAATAATAAACGTTGTAAATCATAACCTGTCTTTTCAGATCTTTTCCATTCTAATTGAGCTTTACCTCTAGTATTAGCAGAAGAATCTATATTATAACGTTGTCTATACTTGCTTAAATTATTATCTATAGCTTTTTGTACAGACTCATTAGTTTTAGATAATTCTAACATCTCCTCTGAGTACTGATTAATACCTGCTGCTTCTTTTATATCATCTGATAACACTTGTACAGCAGCTTCCTTCATAGGAAGAGCTCCGTGATTACCATGAATCTCTTTTGGTGAAAAAGATATGCCGGATAATTCAATCAGTTTTTCGCTATTCTGCATAGCATGATCAAGTTTGTCAGGAAAAGTTTCATTAAATACACGTAACTTTTCTTGAGCATAACCTACTTGCTCCCAAGGAGATAGTTTAGCTATACGATCAGCATCAGGATATGCACTTTCTTTACCAAGTTGAAGCATTTCTGCTTTAATTTCTTGATATGCAGTATCTTGAGCTTTAGCATCTTCAAAACCTTCAGCTAATTTGTTTAATTTTTTAGCTTGTTCTATCTCATAAATGGTTTTAGCATGACCTTCAAGTAGTTTAGCTTTATCTAATCTAGCTTTTCTAGCTTCAGCTACACCCCTTTTCTTTTTTTCTTCAATATCTCTCTTTCTCCAAGTTTTTAAATGCTCGGAAAAAGGTTCTAATTTTCTTACAATATCCTGAGCTTGGCCTATATAATGTCTGTTGAGAGTCTCAGTATGTTGAGTTCTCATTCTTTGTTCTTGCTCAGAACTAAGACGTTCCGCTTGTTTTAAGTCGGAAAAAACTTCTTGATATGTTGCCATGATTTATCACCAATCTATATTTAATGAAGGGAAATTCATGGACGAGCCATAATTCAAACCTAAATCTTGACCAGTAAATGATTGCGACATGTCTTTACCAACTTTAGGGGCTTTAAAATCTCTAGCTGATTCAAATCCGCCTACAGCAGCACCAGCTAATCCTAGTATCATACCAGCTGCAGATGGTTTGGGGTCCATTTCTGGTCTCATAGGTTCTAAACCATGAACAGGTTGATATCGTATTTTCTCATATATTTCACGTGATTTATTATCTCTTGTTACAGCAGCAAGACGTTTCTTCTCTCCTGTTTGTTCAGCTGCCATCATCATTCCAGCAAGTTCTTTTGCTTTAAACTGACCAAGCTTCTTAGCACTTTTACCTGCTAACCTAGCTGCAGTAGCACCAGTTTGAGTTCCTGCATAATCATTCTCATGCATCTCAATAATTGCATTTTCAATTTTAAAATTACTCTGAGCAAATATCTGATCAAGCTGTTGATCATGTTGAGTCCATTGATCTATCATTGCTTGATAAACCTGATCTTGTTCTATATCTGCTACTTGTATATCTGTATCATGCTTAACTTCATCAAACATAATATTTCTATTATGCTCTTCAACTTGTCTATTGTAGTTAAGAAGCTTTGCTCTATTACTACGGTCAACTGCTGCACTTGCTTGCTGATGACCTGAAATCGCCCCTAGGCCGCCTATCGCAGCTGAGGCTATTGATACTGGTTCGCACACGGCAAAATTCTATAAAGGTTAATTTGTTAGGACCATGTTCAAGTTCCCGTAAGAACTTAAATCCTAGAAACTTTAGAAGTTTTAGATGAGCGGTGTTCCGTTTATCTACAATGTTCCAAAGGAGTTCTTCTTTTCTACTTTCAATAAATCGTTTGGCTTCACGGGCAAAAGTCAGGGGGTATTCATGAATAGCATCTGTGCAGAGCATCCATATTTTACCTCCTTCTTGTACACCTGCCATACCAGCAGTCCTGCCGTTAGGCACTTCGAACCAAACTGTGTCTCCATTAAAAGCAGCTAGAGGAAGATAGAGAAGTGGATAATGACCGTGACCTTCAAACACTTCTCTATAATCATCTTTACGAAGATTAGAAGCTACATTAACAGCAGCTTCCATTGTAATTGGGTGAATGTATTTAGACACTGGCGTAATATCTAGGTGAATAATCTCCTTCCCAATTCATAGAATGAAGTGTTGTTGGAGATGGATGATTAGATTTTATGTAAACATCTAAATTTATATTTCTATCATACACAGGAATAGTATGTCTGTATTCAGGAGCAATAGCTGCTGTACTAGAATTAATATTATCCCATTCTAATGATTCAACAGTATAAGTATAATCATCTCTACCCTTACGTTTTAATGTAACATCTATAACACCTACAGAACCAAAGTCGAAGTTCATTCTATGTATAACTAAAGATCCTCTAGTTTCTGATCTAATTTTATTTCCTTCAGGTTTTGTTACATATATTTTAGGTAACTGTACTTGAAATTCATATTCATATCCTACAACTAAATCTGTATTAACAGAAGTTGTAGAAGCACCAGCTTCAGTAGAAGTCTTCCAATTACCAGGTAATGTTACTGTTTGGTTAGGTGCTGTTCCAGTTATAGCAGAAGCAGGTACATCATAAGTTTTACCTTTTGCATCACTTTCTGTAATACAATAAACCGTTAAATTATTTGAACTATAATACCCTGCACCTAATGTAAATGTAGATTGATCTGTCTGTCCATTATAAGTTATATCACCTGATGCAATAGTTGTCTTTGTATCAAGATGTATTCTAGCATCATTCTGTAATAACTCAGCATTATCATCTGGTAGATCGATTAATAAAGTATCATCTGCTAATTTTATGTCAAATTTTTCTAGTGTAAATTTAGACTTATCAGAGTTTTGTAATACTGTATAATATACATCATCTAATATACAATGATATGTTAGATTATTTGGTAATGTCCATCTAAACCATGCTGATTGTGCTCTTTGATCTCCCTGTTGATACCATTTATATCCCCAAACTGTATTTGATGGAGTATGTAAAGTACTATCTACACCGAATAAAAGCAAGTCATTTTCAGTAGATCCAGTTGCAAGGGTAGTATCATTAGGAAATAACCTACCAATAATTTTAGTTTGTTCAGCTACTTCAGGTTCAGCTCTATTAGACACATCTGCCATTTCATAGAACCTAGCATTTTTTGCAGTACTATTTAAGAATCCTATAGATGTACCTAATGATATTGGGTTTGTATCAGGATTAAATGCGTAAGAAGATAAGTATGTTACTTTAACGGTTTCAGGTGTAAATAAAGCTTCTTGACCAGAACTAACTAAAAACTGTTCACTAGCACTTAATACAATTAAACCACCAGTAGCTTCAATTGCACTATGTAGTCGAGTTGGATATGTAGAACTAGATTGTAAATCAATGGGATCTCCATTAGAGATAGCCATTGCTGTTTTAACCCAGAAATTATAGAATTGATTTACTCTAGATAGTATTACATTTTCTTCACTAAGTAATGTAATTCTATTTCTAAAGAATACCATATTTTGAATAGGGTGTCCTATAAAAGAAGGTTCAGAATTAGTTACATCATCTCCAGCATCTCTTTCACCCCAATCTGGATAATTAAATTGAAAGGTTCCATTTGTATAATTACGAGTAGAACCACCATTAATTGCGTATGACCCAGGAAGTACTCTGGTGAGCTTCAAAGGCATTGTATCCTTATCTAAGGTAGTTGTTATCCCACGAGCACATACCTCTTCCCACACGCCCTCTCCGAAGCGTCTAGGGTGTATGAAACATTTTATATTACTAAGGGTTCCATTGTTTGTACCATGAGTAAATGTAAAAGTAGTGGAATTTGAAACTGTAATAGTTGCCCACTCATCTACCATGCTGTTTGACAATGATTGGAATATAATCTGATCACCTGAACTATACCCATGTGCAGAATCTGTAACTACTGTAACAGTTGTACTACTTAAACTTGCAGTAGCTTTTTGTACAAGATCTGGATTTAAATTTTCAACATTAAATTTAAGATAATAATCATCTACATCTTCATTACTATTAGCTACACGTACACAATAACCATGTCTGCAAGATGTAGGTAAATCATCTATAGTATTAGCTGAAGTAGTAATTATAGACATTAATGATTTCTCAGGAGTAGTGACACCGAATGCATTTTCACTCCAAAGATATAAACCACTTCCTACAATTTCACAGTGTATTCTATTAGCAGCTGAAGCGTTTGCTTGTACAGCATCGATAGTAGCTTTTAAATCTGATAGTATTAAATTTGCAGATATATGTTCTTCAGCACTAGAAGATGTAGGTACAGGACGTATTGCACCTCTATTCGCTCTACATTTGATTGGAGCAACTGCTGTTACCCTAACTGTTCCACTTAAACCTTTTTTATTAGTCCATGCAATAGTATCATCTTCTTGCCAGCCTTCTCCACCAAATTGAAGTTTAGTAAAACATTGATAAGAATCATTATATTGAGCACCTGCACTACCTGTACCTACATTTGAAGGATCAACAACAGGTTGACATCTTGCATCTATTTCAAATCTTATTCTACTTTTACCAGTTGCATTCATATTTGGTGGTACTGTACCAAATTTATCTGTATTTATACTAGCATTAAATACTTCTCTAGACATACCTACACAACTACCATCATTCGTACCACTTAGTGTATTATCTTTAGTAAGTGATTCTTCAGCTGCTAATGCAGTAGCTCTAGTAGTCTCATATAATGTGTTATCCTCAGGATCAAAAAAATCTAATGCGTACTGTCTTCCATATGCTAATGTGTCGATTTGTACATATGCTTCATATAATTGAGGATGTGATTTATCTATAGCATTTGTCAACATTGCAGTATCTTTACGTCTATTAACAAAAAAAGTTGTTTCATTAATAGTTAAAGCCTGTATATCAGAAGATTTCTCATCAGATAACGCACTATTATCTAGGTAAGTTGCTTTATTAGTACCAGGAACATTTGCATAATCAACGGGTATTGAAGCACCGTCACTACATCTCCATATATTAACAACACCAGCATTTGTAACTTGTCCAATATATTGCTCTGAATCTGTTGTATAAATATTAAACCATTTTGTATGTGATCCTGTATCGACAGCATATGTTTTACTATCCCCATAAGGATTACTTGTAGTTGTTATGTCTTTAACCAATGTACTACCTGGACGTTTAACTAATTGACTTACAACATCAGGTACGCCATTTTTAATATCACTTAGTTGTCCTGGTAATTTCTTTTCATCTGGTTGTGTTGACATCCCTAATACATAAGTAGGGACTTTTTGTGTTACACTTGCCATTAGCGTCTTAGCATATTATAAGGTTTGTAAGATTGATAAGCTGATTCATCTGGCCAACCCATAAAGTTATGGTCACCTTGATTACATTCATATTCTAAACAAGCCGCTCTAGCTTGTGATTCATATGTAGCTAACATCTTTTGTAGATTAGCATTAGATACTAATTGAACTGCAGCTCTACCACATGCTTTATATACGATGTATCTTTGGAATGGTGCTGGTATATCTTCAAAATTTAATCTTCTTACTTTGTTAACATAAAAGTAATCATCATCTGGATATTCAAATGTATGATTTATTCTATCATATAATTTCCATAATCCATCAGAATCTTTTCTTCTAACAAAGTCACGTGTTCTATCCCACTCATCAGTATTATCTATTTTAATAACATCAGATTCAATTATAATTTTATTATCAGAACCAACATTCTCTTTAATGTGGTATTCTATATTAAAAGTCCATCCTTCATTCTGTACGTCTTGATTTACTTCTTTCAGTATATTATAAATAAAAGATATTTCAGGGTTTTGAAAATCAATACCAGAAATAGGTGATTGTCCGATGCTACCAAGAATCGCATTGACTGCGGATAGTTCGGTATCGATATCAACGGTTGTGGTAGTCATAGGTATAAATATTTATGAATAAAAAAAAGGGAGGTACGGATACCCCCCTTATAGATTAAGTATATTGTCCAGCAACTACAGCGCAGGTATCAGTTACACCTGATGAACCTACTGTTGCATATGCTAGTCTTAAGTTTTTAGTTGTGGAAGCAACAGCTGATGCGTTGCCTGATCCACTTGTA